CTCGATGATGTGTACGCCAACGATGGCAACATACGCAAAGAAGCTGACCTGATGATGGAGATGCGTGGCCTTGGCAAGCGTGAGGCTACTGAGGAAGCACTGGCTGACGCCGCAGCGCACATGGACAACTCCCTCATCGCCCGCATAGCTGATGCTATCAAGCGGTTCTTCCATGCTCTGGGGGTTAAGTTCGATGATGACATGACCCGCTACTTCCTGCGCCACTCCCGTATCTACCAACGCACAGGCAGGACACCGGACTCCTCACCCTATGCGGTGATGCGTGAGTTCAAGCAGATGGACAACCTAGCAGGCCGCGCCCGCGCTACACAGTTCGACCACAACAACGAGCCTATCCGCAATACGGAGGGTAGCAGCTACCAGAATATGCCGGGCAGGGTTAAGCGGTTCTTGCGGGACATAAGTGGCAAAGATAAGGCAGCGCTAGGCAAGACTGCGGCCAGCAGGTTGAAGAACGCAGGTAAGACTATGGGCAAACTACTGGAGAACATCCAGAGTTTTGATAACCTTGCGCTACGTAGCCGCCCACTGCGTGAACTGTTTAAGATTATGACCATGCAGAAGCAGAGGCTTGAGTCTCTCAAGAGTGACCTCAGTGACATCATGGCGTGGTCGAACAAGAGCCGTTACCTAGAGGATAAGATGCGGGCTGTGGGTATTGGCCGTGACATCAAGGAAGAGAACCGCGCACCCACTGACGAGGAACGTAGGCAAGCTGCCATCGCTTCTGTCTGGCGCAACCGTATGAAGGCTGATGCTGTTACGGAGGCGAAGCTATCAGGTGCCGCTGACCTTGGTGTTATGGTCAACGGTGAGATGAAGATCGACTATGAGGGCGGGTTCAAGTCCAACCGGAAGGCTGCGGAAATGTCCCGCGAGGAACTCAACAAGGGGTTCAGGGTCCAACGCATCGACAACAACGGCAACCCCGCCTATGAGCAGAAGGACGGCAAGGATGTTTACTACGATGACAGTGGTAAGGTCACTACTGAGACGAAGAAAGACGCTAAGGGTAACAAAGTACCTGTTGGTCGCCGTAAGAAAGACATGCGCCACGAACCACTGGTGGACCACGAGGGTAAACCGTATAAAATTTCAAAGCGTGTGTTCCGGTTGATGGAACAGCAGCGGCTAGCCACTGATACCATCGCTGCCCATGTGTACGTTGATAAGGTCAACGGCATGATGGAGGAGCATAAGGCGTACTTCCAGCAGCTACAGGATGAGCAGAACCTAGCGGCCACCGAGACTGAAGTCCTGAAGGAAGTCTACAAGGTGTACACCAAGTTGTACAACGAGGGAGCCGTGGTCGAAGGCTCTGGTATGAAGTGGAACTCTGCCTCTATCGCACGGGCTAAAGCATTTTCTTACAACATCACTCGCCTGCTTGATGCAGGGCTGTCGAAAGAAAAGATTAAGGACTGGGAACAGCATCGGGACAACGACACGATAGGTATGTTCCACCCTCCCGGCTCCGGTACGCATAAGGTCAAGGGGCAGAAGAAACCTGTAGACAATGGCGAGTACCATGACCTTACGAAAGACGTTGTAGCTAAGATGCTGGCTGTCGCCAAGGTCAAGGACCATACAGGTAAGCGTAAGACAACCGCCTCGAAGATACACGTTGCCATCCAGAATATGTATCTGATGGACACGCAGGTTACTAACGCTGAACTCTACGCAAAGAACACTATCCAGTCTGCGTACGTCCCTCTCAGGCGGGACGGCAAGTACCAAGTCCAGATGAGTGGGTTCATCCGTAGTGTGGATGCACAGGGTAACGAGGTGCTTACCCCCGTAGAGTTACCGGAAGCGATCCAGCAGCAGATGTTCTACACCCGCATGGACAGCCCGAACGAGGCAGAGGCTAAGACCAATGAACTGCATGAGATATTAAAAGACCAGCCTGCCGTTGAGATGCACTTGCCGGGAGACCCAGCAGATAGTCCTTCCAAGGTTGTGTTCCGTGCAACGTGGTCTACAGCAGAGCAGGGGGCGTCCCTGTCTGGCTCCATTAGCTATGATGATGTGGCTAACGTACTGGTCCGTGCTGGTGTCAACCTCAACCCAGCAGATCGGGAACGGCTGGTTCAGCTTACTGCCTCCGAGCATAGCACCGCACGTAATAACCTACGGAAGAACTGGTCGCCGGGCTATGACCCCAACATCCAGCATCGCGTAGCAGAACATCTTGAGCAGCAGGCGCACATCTCCGCCAAGAACCGCCACGTACACAAGGTATCTCGCCTGATGATTAACGAGCGGGGCAACTGGAAAGGCGACGAGGGTAGGCTCAACGAGTTGCAGAGAGAGTTCCTCCGAACTAAGAAGCTAGGCAATGAGGCCGCTACCGATATCGCCTACCAGAAGATGGCGGCGTTCCAGTGGCAGCACATCTCCTCTGCTCCGACTATGGGTGGGGGTGAGAAGAACATTAAGATGATGGCGCGTGATGGCGAAGTTAAGATGGTGGCCGGGCATAACAAAGGGGAGCAGTACCACGATAAAGCGAAGGCCATCATTGAGGGATACCACAAGCACCAAGGTACGCCCGTCACTGGCGACGAAGCCTTTGCTAATCAGGGTAGCTGGGCCATGTCAGGTACTGCACTGTTCCACCTCGGTGGCTCCCTCGCCCCTGCACTGGTCAACATGACAGCTATCATCACGCACTCCGCTAACTACCTAGCCACCATGAACAGTAAGACAGGCTATGGTGGGGGGCATGGGTACAACGCTGCGTTCATCGCCCTCACAAAAGCTGGTAAGGATATGTCCCTGTTCAGGGACGGCCTCACTGATATGACTGGCAGTGCAAAGAATATACAGAAGCTCATCGACAACGGAACTTGGAAGAAATACTTCGAGTCTGTTGAGGAAGCTGAGTTCATGCGTGACTTGACACGGGAGGGGGCGACCACACCTAACCTCTTCAACTCGTTGTCAGACGTTGCTGCATCCGGACACGCGGATAGCGCAGTCACCAAGGTGGCTGAGAAGTGGATGATTATGTTCGCCAAGTCTGAGCAGTACAACCGCCGTGTCACAGCACTGGCCTCGTACCGCCTAGACAAGCAGCGGCTACTCGCTTCTAAACCTGCTGGCTATAAGATGACCAACGTGGATAAGCTGACCTTACATGATCGGGCGACTGATGCGGTGAACTTCTCGCAGGGGAATTACGACAGCTTCAACCGCCCATCGTGGGCGCAGGGCAACGTGTTCAAGTACCTGTGGATGTATAAACAGTTCCAAGTTATCACCGTCCAACTGATGCGGAATGTATCTCATGCTGATAGGCTCAAGATGGTGGGGATGCTTATCCTCCTCAGTGGCCTCAAGGGTGTGCCGTTCATGGATGACATCTGGGACTTGTTCGACACGCTAATGCAGAAGTTCGGCCTCAAGTGGGCAGGGGTAGAGGCAGAGATGACCATGCTCCTCAAGGACACGCCCATCTCCTCGGCCCTCGTTGCGCGGGGTGTACTGGATCACTCCTTCGGGTTCACTGGCTCAACACGTTTCAGCATGGGTGATCTTATCCCCGGCACTGGGATGCTCAAGGCTGGTGCAGACCTCGGCAGGGAAACGGAGTCGATCTTCGGACCTGTCTACGGTGCATGGAAGGGTGCCCTAGTCTCGGGAGCAACCTTAGCACAATATGTTGCAGAGAGTGTGGGTTTGAAGGACGACGTCACATCTCTGTCGGACGTACTCAAGACGGGCGCAGGTTTCTCGGCGTTGAAGAACTACGCTCGGGGTATCACCATGATGATGGATGGCACGATCACCAATAACCGTGGGCAAATCGTAGCCAAGGACGCAGGGATACTGGATGCCTTAACACAACTCGTTGGGTTCTATCCGGCGGCGGCAACGGACCAGTACGCTGTGATCCGAATGACAAACGATGCGCGGAATTATGCACAGGCCATTAAGTCTGCTTACGTTGACGCAGCGATCAAGGCTGACTCAGCCAAGGAGCGCAACGCGATCAATCAGATGGTCAGGGAATGGAACAAGGACTCCAAGGGTACGCCGTTCTATATCAAGAACTTCCCCGGTGCAGTGAGTACAGCACGTAAGGCTGCTAGGATGAACTCGGTGGGACGTAACCTTAAGTCTGTACCAACTGCGATGAAGAAGTTTGGTAAGGGCTTGGCGGAGTCGCGTGGCCTTGACGCTAAAGGTATTCCGTTAGAGTAGCTACTTCACTACCCCCATCTGCCCCAGTGTAAGCTCATCTGACTGTTGCTGTGCCTCGTCAAGGTAGCCCAGCATTGCCATGTTGTTGAGGTTGACCCCGAACACGTAGTGCTGCCCTGCCTTGAGGCTGGTGTCTTTGCTGATCGTGAACTTCTTAGAGCGCGGGGTGGCATCAGCACCTACATCACCGACCTCCTTACGCAACTGATTGAAGTCGTACCCACGGCTGGCGACATACTCTCTGAATGGTTTGACCACCAGCATCACCGTGCCCCTATCGAACTTATCCATGTTGCCCTTACGGTACACATCGAACCGTGCTTTGATCTCGCCCTTCGGCTCACGCTTGATGTCATGGGTTGAGGGGAGGCTCCCATCAGTGGTGTGCATAATGGTCAGTGCTTTGTCTGCTTCCTCATTGAGGAAGTCTTTGATGATGTCGAACCCGTTGATACGGTTGTCCTCGACTGCACCACGCAGCGCATCAATCTGGTCGATGATGAAGCGGATACCAATGGTGAAGTCGTAGCGGATGAGTCCCTCCTCCTTTGCAATGGTACATGCAACATGTTGTAGAATGAGTGCTGTCTCCCAGAAGCGCTCAACGCCAGCAAACTTAAACCCATACCAGTCAACGAACTTGAGTCGTGCCTCTGCGATACGCCGCTTGAGTTCTTTCTCCCCAAGCCGGAGGTACGCCTTCATCAGCTTATCACCAACCAAGCCGTGGTTCTCCATGAGGTGTTCCACGATCTTACGCCCTGCATCGCTGCTCTTTGCAAACAGTTTATGCCTTGGTATGTGAACCTCTAACAGCCGTGCCATCTGTGCATCAGTCTCTACCCCTGACGCTGCCATCTTGGAAGCGAAGGATATATTGGTGGATACTGTGACACTCGTTGCCCACTCCTTGGCCTCGCGCTCTGAGGCTGAACGGTTGAGCCGCGCCTTGTCCCTACCCTGTGACACCCAGTAGCAGAAGTCGCCTACGTCCTCCATCAACGTAGCTTCGTCGATGGTCATGGGCAGGTGGCAGTACGTCCCCAACCTGTTGAACAGCGCGTTGTGTGTGAACTTGGCTGCGAAGTGCAGCTTGTCTGGCGCACCCCATACGCTCTGCATCCATAGCTGGATGATGGACTTGCCACCACCTGACTTGCCATGAAGGGAGATGGTCAGCCCTTTGAGTCCGGTCAGTGCCCACAGTGGGCCAGCGAAAGAATTGTTCAGCGCGAATATATGGTGGGGCATATCGGTTGTCTCAAGCACAGCCGTGGCACTAGCCCATTCCTCTATGGTGCCAGCCATCCCGTACATCTTCTGACCTATGTTGGAGGCTGCCGAGGTGAGGGATATATCCTCTACAACAACTTCTCCAGCGTCTGATCTTTTGTAGAGGCGCTCGCCAATGACAAATTGTTTGAAGCCGTTCTTCCACCCCATCGTCCCATGTATGTTAGACATGGACTGGGTCTCGCGTAGCTTGTTCATATATCCACGTAACATGTACTGAAACCCTTTCGTCTGCTTCTCAGTCTGGAGGACGATACCTTGGTCTGCTATAGAGGTGGGGAACTCCCTGCTCTGGTCATTGAGGTACGCCTGACGGAACACTAGGTCTTGCCAGCCCTCATGCGGCCTGTTCCATTTGAACCGCACCGTCTCGTAGCCTAGGCTCTCATCAAGCCCATAACCTACAGGGTAGATGGCGAAGGGCGCAATCTCTACGTCCGTGCCGTCGATGGTCTGTACGATCTGGTTGCCTGTCCACTTGAAGGGATGCGGTGGCTCTATCCTCTCCGCGTCAGTCTGGTCAGTGACCATCTCAACGGCTGCGTACTGCCGACCACACTGGGCGGGGGAGGTGATCTTCCCCTTGAGGGCGCACTTGTCGCAGCCCTTAGCCCTGTGATCCTCAAACTTCTTGCAGGTGGTTGGACCCGTAGTCCGTGCTTGCCACTGGTGCAGCTTGCTAAGGGTGTTAGCCTCGTTGTAGTCGGGGTGGCCCTTGCTCCAGTTCTTGGCTACATCGTCGGGGTTCCCGCAGTGCGCGGCGACACCGATCAGGCCATACCACAGTGGCTCCTCCACCTTGTCTTGATGGTCCACAGCCCAGCGTACCTGCTGGCACTGGTTATAAATAGTGTCGGCGTTGGCTGGCTGGTAGTCCTGTTTAATCTCCAACGCCTTGCCTAACGCCGACACTGGCGCGACCATGCTCGGTACTTGTGTGACCGATCCTGTCACCCCCACAGGTGTCGCGCTCCCCAATATGTTCTGGAGCGTTTGCTTATCATATGAGGGGGCGTCCATAAGGACGCGTACCTCTTTACCGTTCTTCGGATTGTGTGTACCTACTGGGCGCAGCACCCTTGCGCTGTCTGCCGTGACACTGGGGTCGAAGTCGAAGCGGTTTACTTTGAAGGTGGCCTTGAGTGCATCGGCCAGCGGTTGCCACTCAGCCTTGGGTAGAGCCTCGCTCAATACCCAGTACACATGGAGGCCACGCCCGGATGATACGACCATCGGCTTCGGCATCCCTGTGAGTTCAAGGAATTTCAGTAGGGCAGCAAGCCCGTCTTGCTGGTTCTTATACTCATGCTTCTCATCATCAACACAGTCAATGTCGAGGAACAGAACCTTGGTCAGCTTGGTGTTGGATTGAGTACGGTTGAACCGTGTATTGAAGGTGGAGGTGGCGTAGTATGTGTTGTTCCCTGCCTGATCGAAGCGTTGGCAATTCTCTGCGAGTTCTTCCACCGTACCGAAGAACACTTGCTGCAGTGCTGATCCACTGTTGATTACTATTGCACTGTAGAAGCCTTCGGATGGGAGAACACGCTGCAAAAACTCTAGCGTATTCATTCTATTCCCTGCCTTTTTGTGTGTATCAGGGGGGTGGGACACCACCCCCCGAACACAAGATACTACTCTTCTTCTTTTGTCATTTCAAGTAGCGTATCAAACCTGTCCTTGGGGACCATACCGATCACTTCCGGCATGGGCCATTGGTGGCTCTCGATCACCACGAACATCTTACGGAGCGCGATCCTAACCTTGGCATCGTTCCCCTTGCGGATGGGCTTACCTTTAGTCCAGCCCGAATATGTTACCCGCGACACACCCAGAAATTTAGACATCTGGGTTGTGTTGAGCAGCATATGTTTCCGCAGTGCCTCCACCTTGGTGAAGTCGAGTGCGGGATTAGGCATCGTCAGCTACCTCCGCCATCAGTGCAGTGATCTCATCGGCAAGGCCAGCGGTGCTGGCATCAGCGACGGGAGCAGGTTTAGGTTCTTCTGCAACAGGTTGTGCAGCGGGTGTCGCCACTGGCTCCGGAGCCGGGGCAGGAACCTCGACAGGTTTACCGAATGTGGAAACTGGGGCAGCGGGTTCCTCAACAGGAACTGCAACAGGTTCTGCTACGGGGGCAGCAATCGCAGGGGCAGGTGCTGGCGCACCAACCGTGATCTCACCCGTGATCTCCTTAACCTTCTGCGTACCATGCAGCTTGTCCACCGCAACTTGGGTAGCCTCATCAATGAAGCCACCGAAGCCGAACTGCAACTTGGGGAAGGAGGCAGCGGTATCAAAGGAGATCACAGTCTTGACAATCTCCGGCGCGATGCCACGCATCTGTAGTTCCCGGTTGTACTTGTTCAGCCCAGTCAACGCAGCCGGGGTAACTTCCAGCAGGTAGATGGGGCCAGTCGGGTCAGTGGCAGCAACAACAGCCAGCCGCTTCTTATCGGCACAGGCTTTGATGTCTTTGCCTTGGGCAGTTTTCTTACTACCCCATGCGTTCTGAGGGCACGATGCACAGAGGTCGTTCTGTGGTTGAGTGCTGTCAGCAGCAGGACGAGTACCCTCAAGGGTGTAGCAGTCGGGAGCCTTGGCCTCTGCATCAGGGTTCCACGCCGTAGCATAGAACGCCTTCGAGATGCCGGGGTTAGCACCGACCACAACAACTTCCAGAGTGGGGTCTTCCAGCACAGTCTCGGCACCATCGGCTACAATGCGGAAGCGCGATGCCTTGATGGAGATACGGGGGAAGTCTGTCCCCGTGCTTAACCCGCCGCTAAGATCAGCAGCGAGGGCAGATGGTACACCGACACGCTCCGCAAGGTGGGCGGGTACGTCGATGTTAATCGGCACGATATTACTCATAGCTATTTCTTCCTTCTGGTTTCGCCCATCTCTTGGGCAGTGAACATCTCTTGCTGAGTACCAATACCCAGCTTCTCTTTGGCGGCAGCAGCTATAATAAGTTCTGCTATACCTGTCGCATCAGCAGCGTACGAGACGGAGCGTATGCTACCCGCTGGTCGGGTTAGCTCCACTAAGAACCCGTTCTCAATCTTGAAAACTTGTACGATGGGTTCCATACCCCTAAGCCTTCTTTGTTGGTCGTCGTACTGAGACGCTGATCTTTGTGCCGAAGTTAACTCCGGCGGGGATGGCTCCGTCTGCATCTAGGTACTCCCTTACTGCTTTCTTATTCACTGCCTTGTTCAGCAGGTCATAAGCATCGTTGGTCTTGATGAAGTTCAGCACGGCGTCCCAGTCGCCCACGCTAGCGAAGTCAGCGGTGGACATGAACGCTGTACCCTCGTCAGTCTTGAAAGACTTTACACCAGTCTCATCGGACTTGGCTTGTATCCAAGCCTCAAGTTTCTGCATCTTTTCTTTGATGGCTGCAACTTGTTCCTTAACATCAGACTCAATGGCCTCCTTCTGACCACGGAGCGTGATGTACGTGCCGATAACTTTATCGACGGTTAATGCTTCGGACATAACTTACTCCTGTTCTTGTTGTATCAGGTCTAACAGCAATCCCTGTAACCGCTGCTTAGTTTCGAGACGCTTGTACATCTTGCGCTCTAATGTCGTGGCCTCTATGTGAACCACGTTGGTGACATGCCGCTTGCCAATTCTCTCGACCCTCCCGTTGGCTTGGACATACTGTTCGTTGCTTGTTATCGGGCCGTACCAGATGATGGACTTGGCCGCTGTCAGTGTCAGCCCGTGTGCCATCGTGGCAGGGTGGGCTATGATAATCCGTGGCTCGGTGCGCTCTTGAAACCCTTGAAAGATTACGTTCCGTTTCTTTGCGCTGACCTCTCCGTTAACTATACCCACGGTGTAATGTTTTGCTAGCTCTTTATGTAGCATATGTAAAGTTCCTGTCAAGGGTACAAATACAATTACTTTACCACCGATCTCTTCGATGGTATCAAGAACCGCTTGAACCCTAGGCTTACAGTCAATCTCTACGTTCTCACCTCGGTCATTATATGCCACGCCACAGGCTATTTGTATCAGCTTCTGCAACTTAACAGCCTCGTTAACTGCGGTGATCTGCTCCCCGTTGGCTACGTCAGTGATGAAGGACTTCATCATCTTGTCGTAGTGCATCCGCTGATCCTTCGTAAGCTCTACCTTACGTGTCTGGAACACAGTGTCGGGGAGGTCGAAGCACTCGTCACGAGTGAAGCGCACCGCAGGTTGGAGAACATGTTGTACAGTAGTGAGCGCACCGGGACGAGGAACCCACGACCACTTGCCAAGTTTCTGCATGACCTGATCGCGGAAGCTGCCGAAGGTGCGGGGTGCGTATGGGCTATCAACCAGCTTGGCCAAGGCCCACGCATCGGTGGGATTGTTGGGGGTAGGTGTCCCGGTCATCATCCATAACTTGACATCGGGGTTGTTGTCCATCCACTTGCGGAACAATCTGAAACGTGTTGTGCCGGGGGTGCGGTAGACAGCAGCCTCGTCCACGATTACCAAGTCGAACATACCGTGGCAGTCATCGGAGATGATACCGAACCCATCATGGTTGACGATGTAGAAGTCAACGTCCGTCTTGAGCAACTGCTTGCGCTTCTTGGCCGAGCCGTGGAGGACAGCGTGTTGCCTATGGATGAACCCCTTGAAGATTGCATCCCCCCAGACACGCTCCAGTGTGGACAGTGGAGAGACGATGAGTACCTTGTTGATGACGCCCTGCTTCATGAGGTAGTCAGCCGCCCACAGTGCGCTCTGGGTCTTACCCGTACCTATCTCGTTGAGGACCAAGGCTTTGTGGTTCATGGTGAGGAAGGCAGACGTAGCCTTCTGGTGTTCGTAGGGGGTGAAGTCCCCGACCCAGTCGTAGTAGTGCATGATGGGAGCCGGGGCTTTGATGCCTAGGTTCCGTAGAACTCTGACCTCTGCGGGCTTATGCGGCACGACCACAAGGTCAGCACCATGTAAGGTTACGCGATGAGCAGAGGGTATACACTCTGTAACACGTTGTGGATTGTCAAGTTTCAAGGCAATGGCTTGGGCCTCTTCGACTACAAGCATCTTAGGTACTCCGCTACTTCCTCAATAGTCTCATCGTCGTAGACCACAAAGCATTTACCACCAGCCCGTTCGATGTCGCCCATACATTTTACCTGTAAGTCGGTGGGCTTCTTAGTCTTATCAGCCTTCGCCTCTATCCCTATGAAATGCCCTCCTGCACAGACAATACGGTCAGGGATACCCGCCGACCCAAAGGGGCCAGACTGGGGAGGGAACGACCACAGCCCGTACTGAGTAAAGTCCCCCAGCATCTTGTTAAGTTTCTTCTTGATCTTACCTTCGGGTGTCATGCCCATAGTTCTATCCTTACTTTACATTAGTGTCAAGTTTTATCTGAACTCACACTGGGATTGCGCCAACGGACACCAAGGGCATAGGCCGCTTGGCTTAGCGGGCCACTGGTCTTTCTCAAGGGAGTGTTCAATACGTTGCACCTTGGTCATCAGGGCTTCCCATATAGCTGGCGCATCCTCTCGCTTGTACACCTCAGTGTCCATCACCATATCCTTGAGCCATATGAAGGTGGCCCTTACGGTCTGGACTTCGGGGTACAGTTTGAACACAAGTATGGCGAACAGTTCTAACTGAAAGAAGTCGGGGCGATGCTTACCTGTTTTCCAATCCGCAACGACTGCGCTCTCGCCATTGATGATAAGGATGTCCAGCTTGGCGCGGAGCCATGCGTCTGCATCCCACCACCCAGTAGGCTCAAGCTCCTTGTTGAGCGTGAACTCCTGCTCTGCAACAAGTTGTCCGGGGAGTGACGCGAAGGCTTGGACCAGGGCTTCGTACTGTACGCTCTCGGCTGGCAGGGCAGTGTCACCCTTGAGACACAACTCCAACTGCTCATGGATACGGTTGCCATAGATGCTGGCCTCCCCAAAGGAAGGCTTAACTTCGCGGGTGATCCGTTGCATCTGGTACTGCTTCGGACAGTTCTCGTACTGCTTGAGGGCAGAGTAGCTGTGAGCTAAGGGCTTGTTCACTTACACTCTCCGTAGTTATCACCCACTGCGCTCTCGCAAGCGATGGGTAGTGTGGTTGCCCATGATGGAGGGGTACTCATTATCTCCTCCACAACTTGTTGTGCAGCATCAGCACCCTCCGACGACGTGCTGATAATGATCTCATCATGCACTTGGAACACAACGTGGTAGTGCTGTCCCACCGCAGTCATCTGGTCTGTTATAACTATACGAGCGAGGGCTTGGATGAGGTTCTCAGTCACCTTCCCGCCGTATATGTTTGCCCACGCAATAGTCTCCCGCTTGCCTGAAACCTTAGTCTCTATGAACTTGCGGAACGCCCTTGCGTCAGAGATGTATTCAAACCCATCCTCGTCAGAGCGCAGTGCATTATACTTCAAGAGCATACCATTAGGCAACTCAATACCCTCCGGGCCGTAGCCTATGAAGCCACCGATCACACCTTGCTGACCCGCAATCATGTCACTCAGCACGTTGTCGCACCGTGTCCACAACGCCACGATCATGGGGTGCTTGTCGCGGTACAGATAGACAATACGCTTGGCCTCACCCTCATGTATATCCACACCTCCCTGCTTGAGGGTGTCGGTGAACTTGATGAAGCCCATGCCATAGCCCAAGCCAAGGATGCAGGTCTTACCTACGAACCGTTGCTCCTTGGTAACCTGTGCCACGGCGATGCCGTAAACAAGGGCGGCGAACTCACTGTATACGTCACGCCCCTCACGGAACGCCTGCACCAAGTCATGCTGCCCTGCAACATGTGCTAGCATACGTGCCTCTATCTGGCTCGAGTCACAAGCGATCAGCTTCTGTCCATCGGGCGCAGCTAGGGCGGTGCGTATCACGTTGTTGGTACGGGCGGGGAGGTTTTGGAGGTTGAGTTTATCCCCACCGCTGAACCGTCCGGTGTGTGCGCCGTAGTATTTGAGCATGATGGGGAGGGGGCCACGCTTGGAGACAGCGATCAGACGCTCAGTGCGCTTCTCCTCAATGGTACTCTTGACCCCTAACCTGACCTCGGTAACAGCCGCGACCGCTGGGTTGGGGTGGTTCAGTAAGTCCTTCATCCCTTGGTCTGTCTTGGCAAACGCAAAGGTATCCTTACCTGTGGTGGGGCTGACCTTATAAGGTATCGCTGCCCCCATAGCTGTGAGTAGGGCGGCGAACTTCATGTTGCTGTTGAGTGCCTTCTTTGCAGCCTCTGGGTCACCGCTGCCCAACTTGTTGAGCAACGTCAGCTTGCGGTCTTGCTCCGACTTCAGGTGGGCTTCCAGCTTATGCCTGTCCAACTCAATGACAGGCTCAGTGTACATACGGATGGTCTGGTCAATAACCATCAACTCCGACACCGGGAAATCCTTCTTCAACTTCTTGAATAGCTTATACGTTAGCTCCGTGTCGTTGCAACAGTACCCACCGTAGGCGTTGATCTGTGCTTTAGTGAAGTCCTTGCGCCTCTTATCTAACGCATCTATGACCTCTGTGCCCTTCTCACCTAGGCCAAAGGCCAGCACCAAAGCCTTGAGGCTACCACCTACTGTGACACCACACGTAGGCTTAGCCATCGACAGTGTATCGAACCAGAACTTTGGCCTGATGTTGAAGTGTTCCGCTAGGATCAGCCCGTCGAAGGCTGTGTTGTGGCAGAGGATGGCCTTGTCGGTGTAGTCCAACGAGTTGAGGAACGTGTGCGGATCACTGCCGGTGTACCAGTCAGTCTCACCATCGTTGACCTTAACGCTGACACCGATCACCTCAAAGCGATCATCCCTGACGTACTCCTCCGTTGTCATCTTACCAAGGCTGTAGTCCTTGGCGTAGTAAGTTTCAAAGTCGATTGTTACGATGTCCATCTGCTTCCTCGCTGTTGTTGGTTGGGGTACGCGTAACTGGTACTCCCATAAACCTGTGATCCTGTTACCTCTTGGCCTCTTGTCTATTGTGTGGCTACCAAACCTACGCTTCCTTAGGTGGCGTAGCTGGGCCGACACAGACGCAGGGGGATCACCTGTTAACTTTGCTACTTCATCGAGTGTTCTCCATGAGCCACAGATCATAGCCTTATGCACACGATGTAGCTGATTAGCTAACCGGGCGTAGTCGTAGGTTGGGTCATACACTGGGCCGTTGAAATGCGCACTCACGTCCGGTGCATCCATCACCCCCTCCGCTTACGCTCAGCATGGATCATGTGGATAGTCTCAGCGTACCCAGCGATATCGTCGATGGTGTCCTTGTGATCAGGGGTGTGGACGAGGCGGCATATCTTGAGCCATATCATCTCCAGTGCGAACCGTACCTCATCGTCCTTGCACTTGTCGGTGACAGCCTTACCCCACTGTGCATCGCGGAAGTTCTCAAGGGGTGAGCCGTATATCTCTCCCTTCTCTGCAACAAGTTGCTGAGTGTCACGCCTCGTATGCGACACGGGTGTCGCCGGACGTTCAACAGGCTCGGCGGGTATCGTAGCCACGCTCTCCTTCTCCTCCAGTGCTTTCAGCCACCGCTTGGCGTTGTAGATGGTGTACATTGACACACCTGTTATGTCAGCTAAATGCCTAACATCCATGTGCTTCTTCTTGGGGTGACGTTTGACAGCGGCTA